CCCGAAGCCAATGCTGATGCTATCAATGCGATTATTGCGGCACTTCAAGCCTTTGGGCTATTTGCATGAGGTGAAAATATGGACAGATGGTTAGAAGAATATGTAGACATGGTTATGGAACAACAGGTTGTTCGCAACGGTATTTTCAAGAGGTGGTTTCGTAAATGACTGTTCGCAGAGGTAAAATTGTCTACATTCCGCCAGAGCGTTGCTATGTCAATGTGAACATTGAAGAGACACCACATGGCTACCGTCTATTTAGAGACGGTGAAACGCGACACTTTACAGTTGTTCCCCTATCAAAAATGGTTTCTGTTGAATACAAAGAAGGTGAAAAGAAATGAACGAATACATGGTAGCAGGTGGTATTGCGATTTTTGCAATTGGCTTTGGCCTCAAACACTTTAAAAAATTAAATGCACAATGGAAGAAAGCAATAGCCGATGGCGAAATCAGTCTTGATGAAGCCATTGGTCTTGCGACTTCCGTTGAAGAAATTGTAGAAGAGGCAAAGTCTCTTCCAAGTCTTTCGGCTATGAAGCGAATGAAAAAGGACGAGTTGGCTGAACTCTGTGTTGAACACGGCGTTGATGCAGAAGGAACAAAGGCCATCCTCATTGAAAAATTGAGGGAGGCCGTTGAGTGAGCAATTTTTATTGCAGTCTTGCTGATGTTGGTTCCCGCATTGGACTTGATAGCGCACAAAGAACACGAGCGCAGACTCGTCTTGAGAACTGCATTCGCAGAGCCGCAATTCAAATTGACCAATGCTTTCTGGATATCCAAGACCAGTAATCCACTTGTAGATTGCAAGATAGTTTTCCATCTTTTCATCTACTAAAAAAAC